TGTATGATGGATTAGAATTATGATCTATATCTAAACATATTTTTAGTAATTCGTAAAATTTAGTTTGATATTCACATAATATTAAGTCCATATCAGTCATCTCATCTGATTTAGTACCAAAAGTCATTTTCATCATAATCTCCTTCATCTTTTAGTTTTTTAACATAGCAAGTTGAACAAAACAACTCTGTTCCTTCCGATATACTTGCTTTTGATTCGTAACAAGTGTCGCACAATGCTTCTTTCATTTTTCCTCCTCAAATACATTTTCTAATATGTCGAATATTGCCACGTCATTTAACAACATTGCTCCGTCATTCCAAACCCTGGAATCGGTTAGTGCCGCCTCAAATTCTTTTTTAAGTTTTTTATATGTATTTTGTTTATTCATTGTTTATCCTTTCTAAAAATTATTAAGTGTTTTTATAATTCATCTAATTGTTTAAGTGTACCTTTAAAAATGGGTATTTCTTTATACTGATTTGCAACGACATCTATAGTTTTTATACTATACTCTATACCTTCAACAATACCTTCGTTTATGTGTTGTTCTTTAAGGTTAATAGGTTTATCATCGTTTTTAACCTCATCAAGGTAGTCGTTTAATAGTCTTTTAATTTCATCTAACATTTTTTTCCTTTCTATTTATAAAGAAGTTTCTTTTGTTGGTGCTTTATATTTAAAGTTTGATTTTATAACACTCCAAATGATCCAAATATCTTCAGATTCAAATATATATTCATATATATTATTTTCATCATCATTATAAGACAATACACTTGAATTAAACTCTTCATTATCTATGTTGTCATTTTCACTATTAGCTAAAAATAATTGAATGTGTTTATCATCATCTATTTCTAAAGTAAAACTTGGACAAGTATCATTTTTATATGATGAGTCATAAAGTCCTAACAATTCAAGTTCTTTGCATACTTGATCATTATTGTACAATTTTGAATGCTTGAAACATTCTTTTGTAAATTCTGTATAATTCATTTTTAATTATCCTTTCTATTTATAATTGTTAAAATATGTTATCTAACTAATTTTATGCCTAAAACATTAGCAACTTTATTTAATAATATATTTGTATAATATCTTTTATCTGTTGTCATTTCATCAACAAAACCTTGCTCAAATAGGTATTCAATAGCATCTATACATTGTTTGTCATTAACATCATTTAATTGTGAATATTTAATTCTATTTAGTTCGTGAAATGTTTTATT